ATCCAACTTCTTGACCTGCTGCAATTGATTTGCAGATTCCTACTAGCCGTAGGCGATATGCTGTTGATAACATAAACTAATGTGTAATATTAGTATTATGTATGAATCTAGTACAGGTGTTCTTCTTGTTCTGTTAGTAAAGTAACATTAGAAGTATGCGATCTTAGGACTAGCAGCAATTGCTATCATGATTACAAATAACCACCACGCTTGTAGTAGATATTTTAATTTAAAAGTTTTCATGAGTCCTGCAGAATACAGTACTCACAAGAATGAGGATGCTCAGATAAACCTGGAACATCCTCTTGTGCGTTCTTTATTGCTTGGAATGCGTCTATTGCGTACTCACAAATTTCAACTTTATGATTTTGATTATCGTGATAACCGACTATGTAATGTTTTTGTTGTGTCAGGGGCATGATCTTTCAATCCCATACTATCAAATATTTATAGCATAGATTGAGTAATTTTGCTTAGTTCAGTGTGGACTTACTGACACTGTTAGGGTATCAAATTACATTTTGTAATTTTCTGTTTTCTTAGGTGACTCAGCAATAATTTTTAATGGTGCTTGTTCTATAACAATAGTCTGTGTAGGACCACCACTCTTACCAACACCATTAGAACCAGACATTTTCATAGTACCATCGCCTTTCTTAGAAGCCGTTTGAATTCCAAAACTAGCTAAAACTCCTGTGAAAACCGAAGCTATGAAAGTTGGATCTATCTTTTGTTGTGGTACACCTGGTATAGCAACATAATTTAAAGTTAGTATTCCACCACTCCAAACTAATACACCAAGTCTCACAAAAGTAGAGATAATCGCTGCTTGTTCGTCTTCATCTGGTAATATTTTATCCTTTATCTTACCAATAATTCCTTTAGGTGCTTCTTTCTTTTCTGTCATTTAATTAAGGATTACTATTTCTATATAGTACCTCTAATATTTTATTAAAAAGGAGAACCAGGAGCAGGAAGTCCCAAACTATTACCAAGTGGTACAGAAGTAGAATCAGGAGAAGGTGCAAGATCTGGTGTTCCTAACGGAAGTGCTGATCCACCACCCAATCCACCAAGACCTCCCAGAGATCCAGTAACTGATTCCATAATTTGAGATTTAACTCCATCAATGATGGATGCCCTATTGAGATATACGTATACCCCACTACCAACAACGGCACCAGATACAGCGAAAGACGCAAGAGCAAGTACATTAATTAATTTTTGCATTTTTTATTTTTCAAGTGATTTATTTATAAAAGACTCTTTATAAGCATTGTAATAATCAACGACACCAGCACTTATAGGGTACTTGGATACCCACTCATCAGCACATTCATAAATTGCTTTATTATTATTTTCATGCCCATACTTCTTAAGAAGTATTGCTAATACCTCTTTTCTTAATTTTAATTGATTTTCAGTCATACTTACTTCCTTCACCAATATATTCTAATGAGATTACTTCCTGATCATTAATTTCTGGATTTACCCATTCATAAAACTCTTGTGCTATAGCATTAGAATCTTGAAATAAATCAAGATCACGATCATGAATTGATTTAGTAGACAAAACTTCTATTCTATCAAGTGCCCAATCATGCGTATTACTAAGTGTTTTTTGAAAAGTTTCCATAGTCCTTTCGCATATACCTTCCGAGAATGTTGCTATTATAGTATGCTGGTGTCCCATCGTCAAGTGCTTCAATTAAAACATTATTTAAAAATAATTGTTTTGTCTCTTCATAATTTACCTTTCCAAGGGTTTCGTGTAAGGATATAATTTCTCTCTTAAAATTTAATTTCCCATACTTTTTAACATCTTCCTTTAGTTGGGGGCTAGATCCATAATATTTTTTCCAGTCGGACTCCGAAGTGACTCTACGTTTTCCACCTCTGGGTTTCCTCTTCTGCACGAAATATTTTCTACCGATGTACTTTTTGCCTGTTGTGTTATTAGTAATGAGGTAGACGTAACCGAAGAAATTGCCAATATCATCAGAAGTGAAAGCTGTACCTTTGTAGTACCAGGGATTTTCATAATGCCCTTCACCATTTGATTCCATTTCATAATTTTTATTTTTCTAAATTCTATTTAGTATGTTCATTGTATCTTTATATGTGTTGACTTTATATGTAAATCCACCTCTTTTTTTTACTGCCTCTGCTAGAGAATAGTCATTTCCACCTTCTTCCATTCTATCACCAAAGAAGTGTATCTCATCATCCTCACTAAAATCTTTTAATATCTGACTTTTATCTCTACCGAATGGTGCAATATCAAGACCTGTCTGACCACCTATAGTAGCATGTAGATTAGGAAACCTTTCGTTAAATCTTCTAGCAATCAGTTCCCTTTCATGCTCATCTTTATCCCATCGAATATATGTTTCTCTCTCTTCCCAATTAGCACCTCTACCTAATATACTAAAGTTTATACAACCTGGTCTCTCTTCTATATGAGGATCAGTTCTTATACTAAACTGACTGTAATCTAATTCATCCTGTAGGAATTGTCTTACCTCATCAGATGGTTTCCATGTATCTCTATAAACATTCACATCCCTTTCATATACATCACAACCAGAACAATTATATACTCTTTTAGACCTATAGCATATATCCAATCCTAATTGTTCTATAGTCTTCTCTCTATCACTTCCAGTAACAAGATAAACTGGATGTTTGCAACAGAATATAATCATAAATGCTTGAAAAGAAGTATCAATTTGTTGACGACTGGGTGTTAGTGTACCATCAATATCAAAAATAAATTTCCTATCCACCTGCGAAATCGTCCCAGTTGTTGCAGGGGCATTCTGTGTATGCTTCATAACAATCTTCCAAACTATAGTTTAAATCCTGAGAAGGAGTTTTTGTCAACGTCTTGTTTGATTCCTCCGACGATATAGGATTCAACTTCTGTTTCTTGTGGTGCCACTTGAAGACCCTTAGAAGAGATCCAATGCTCTGTCCAAGGAAGTGGATTATTTTTTGCAGGTATGTCATAAATTGGTTTAATTCTTAGTGCTTTTATTCTACGATTGGCAACCCATTCCACATACTGATGGAGAAGTTTATCATTTAATCCAATCATAGATCCATCCTTAAATAAATATTCTGCCCATCTCTTTTCCTCATCTACAGTATCCTTAAATGCTTGAATCAACCAAGGTTCTTGTTCCTTAACAATCTCAATCATTTCAGGATCATCACCCTTTCTCCAGTTATTTAATATGTTTTGGGTGATGGCAAGGTGTTGGTTCTCATCTCTTGCAATTAGAGATATGATTTTAGCTGAACCTTCCATAAGTTTAAGTTCACCAAAAGCAAAACTACAAGCGAAAGAAACATAAAACCGAATACCTTCAAGAATATTAACATTGGCAACTGCTCTATATAAGTGTCTTTTTAAATCTTTACGTGTCCATTCTGAATTAGGATGATCTCTCATACCATCTTTCCAAGCAGTGCTCTGACCGTACTCTTGTGCATAATTTATAAAATTATCATAAGCACCAGTAACACTTGCAGCACGTTCTAATATTTTTTCATCCCTAAGAATAGTATCAAATACCTCAGAAGGATCTGAATAGATATTCTTAATGATATAAGTGTATGAACGACTATGAATCATCTCCATAAGTTGCCATACATTCATACACCCTTCTAGTTCAGGAAGAGAGCAGTATGGAGCAAAAGCCATACCAGGTGCTCTACCTTGAACACTATCAAGCATAGTCTGATACTTCAAGTTAGAAGTAAATATATGTTTTTGCTCTGGACGCAGTTGTTGATAATCTCCTCTATCTTTTTGTAGAGAAACTTCCTCTGGTCTCCAAAAATATCCTAATTGAGATTTAGTTAAGTTCTCAAATGCAGGGTACTTGTAAGAATCATATCTTTGAACTCCTAAAGGTTGACCAAAAAACATTGGTTGTTTTTTAGTATTGACTTCTTTAGTATTAAAGACAGTCATAGATTTAATATCGGTCATTCTTGTATTAATAACACCTTTTCTTAAATTGAACAGCTTTCACAAGTTTCCTCATCGGAAATCATTATATCATTAACTAACGATTGTAATTGAGTATGTCCTTGAATACCAACTTCTTCTTCACCAGTAGGCACTGAAATTTCTATTTCATCAGTTTTTACATCATATGTATTTTGATAATAAGATGTTTTCCAACCATACTTGTAAGTGGTTAAAAGATCTTGTGCCATTTGCGACACAGGTACTTCATTGTCAGGATAATGTTCTGGATTATAACTCCAGTTACCACTGATTGCCTGATCAAAGAATTTTTGCATCACGGAAACAATATTTATGTATCCAGTATTGTTAGGCATTTCCCATAATAAAGTATAATTATTTTTAAGAGATCCGTATTGAGGTACTATTTGTTTAAGAGGTCCCTTCTTAGATTTTTTAACTGATAGATATCCTCTAGGAGGTTCTATACCATTCGTTGCATTACTAACGACTGAAGAAGATTCTGAAGGCATCTGAGCAGACAATGTACTATTACGAATACCGTACTGTTTTACTTCCTCTCTAAGTGATTCCCAATCATAATTTAATTTATTAGGAACGATATTATCAACATCTTTTTTATAAGTATCAATCGGAAGAATGCCTTGAGCATACTTAGTTCTATCAAAATACTCACAAGCACCTTTTTCTTTTGCAAGATTTACAGAAGATTTAATAAGATAATACTGAAATGCTTCAGTTAAATCATGTACTAATTGCCATGCCTCTGGTTGATCATATCTCACACCTTGTTTAGCAAGATAATGTGCTAAACCAATAAAACCTACTCCAAGACTTCTACGTGCTCGTGTAGCAATTTCTGCTGCTCTAACTGGATATCCCTGAAAATCAATGAGTTCATCAAGAGCTCTAACGCTAAGATCACATAAACTTTCAAAGTCAGAAAGATCTCTTAATTTTCCAACATTAATAGCAGACAATATACACAATGCTATTTCACCATCTCCATCAATGTGTTGTAGTGGTTTGGTTGGTAGTGTGATTTCTTGACATAGATTACTCATCTCAACTTTCTCTTGAAAAGAAGAATGAGAATTACAATGATCTATATTCATAATGTAGATTCTACCAGTCTCTGCTCTTTCCTTTAAGAGATCTAGTATAAGTTCTTGTGCACTTACACGAGTCTTTGGAATAGATTCATCATTCTCGTAAGTTTGATATAGTTCATCAAATGATTCAGTCCCAAAACTTTCATAAAGGTTAGGAACATCATGAGGAGAAAATAATGTTATTTCTTGACTGTCAATAAATCTTTGATAAAATAAAGCACTTAATTGGATACTGTAGTCGAGTTTTCTGACTCTGTTGTCTTCTGTTCCTTTGTTGTTTTTGAGAACAAGGATGTCTTGTATTTCCTGATGCCAGATCGGAAAGTGGACAGTAGCTGAACCGCCTCTGATCCCGTTTTGTGTGCAGCATCTGACAGTGCTCTCAAACTTTTTAAGGAAGGGGACGACACCTGTGTGTTGAACTTCTCCACCTCTGATTTTAGCGTTGATCCCACGGATTCTCCCTGCGTTAATACCGATACCAGCACGTTGTGCGACGTATTTGCCAATAGCCATATCACTGCTAAAGATACTATCGAGGGTGTCATCAATATCAACCAGAACACAAGATGCATATTGACGAAGAGGTGTTCGTACTCCCGCCATGATTGGGGTTGGGATGTTGATTTTGTGTCTGCTGATTGCGTCGTAGTATCGTTTGACATAATCTAACCTCGTTTCTTGTGGATATTTTGAAAAAATTGTTGCTGCAATGAGCAAGTACATGAATTGTGGTGTCTCATAAACAGAACCATTACTTCTATCTTGTACCAGATATTTATCAGCTACTTGTCGTAATCCTGCATAAGTAAACAGAAAATCACGATCATGATCAATAAATGATTGTAACTTATTGTACTCTTCTTCTGAATATAAATCAAGCAATTCAGGATCATACACTCCCTTCTCGACACATTTCTCAACATGATCCCTAACAGGAGGAATATCATGCAAACGTCCAAATAAATTCTTACGTAAAGAAAATAACAATAAACGTGCTGCAACAAATTGATAATTAGAATGATCTAAGTCAATCAGATCACTCGCAGACCTAATAAGAATTTCTTGTATCTGACCAGTAGAGATACCATCATAAAACTGAATACCAGAATTAATTTCTACCTGACTAGCAGATACTCCTGCTATTCCCTCACATGCTTGTTCTACCATAACATGCATTTTCTCAAGATTTAGTGGTTCAATAGAACCATTTCTCTTCTTAACTTTGGTGCCGTTGCTCATACTTTCTTCCAGTTGTTAAATTTAATTTGTGCTTCTAATCCTGAATATGTATTTGATTTCAGAACTGACATTATATCATGTCCTGAAAGTATCATATCATTAATGTCCTTCTCTACTATGCCTCTTGGCCAGATGACCACCCGTTTATTATCTCTGATGCATCGTTCAATACGATTGACAATTTCTTGATTACGGGGTTCATTGTCATAAGCATAGATAAGGTCGTATGCCTTAAGATACTCAACGTCACCGTCGCTCCCACATAGAGCGATACTATTTTCGACAAATGTTGAGTCAAAGGGTCCTTCAACCACATAGACACTTTTTTCTGTATCGATTCGATCCATTCCATAAACTTTCGGAACCTCTTCGTTTAACATGACTGTGATATATTTAACAGAATTAGGACCTAGACTCCTACCCTGAAAACCGATTAGATTACGTTCTGTATCATACATAGGAATAATGATTCTAGACTCATCCCTACCTATGGTGTCAAACGTTTGTTTTTTGGTATTTACCCACTGTTTAAACTTATTAGTGAAGTAAAATTGTGTTGAATCTAATTTTCGTTTTTCAAGATATTTCTTGGCAACAGGAACTTCTGATGCTTTTGGTAAATCTAATTTCTGTTTGAATACTGGTTTCTTAAAATTAAATTTAGGTTCTTCAATAATAGAACCTTTACCAGTCTTACCTTCTTTAAATTTCTCAAAGACATACTGTTTATGAAGAGTAATATCTATTTGTTTTAAAAAGTTACTAAAAGTTGATGAAGCACCACAATTATGACACTTATAATTCATGTCAGATTTTAAAGGATACAAATATCCCCGTGCTTTATTTTTATGTTTCTTAGAGTCACCACAAAGAGGACAACGGAAATTGTAAAGATCTCCCTTAACCCTCTTAAACTTTTTTAGTCTAGATGAAACTAGTCCAATATATTTGGAATCAATAATATCCATTACTCACCTAAAGTGTGTACTACTGGTTTCTCGTGCATCAATACCTTGTATAACTTATGAGTATCTGCACAGGATACTGGTATAAACTCAGTTTCACTATCGAAACCTTCATACCTATGAGATTGATTGATGACAATAGAACCATCCTCACCTGATACAGACCTATGATAGGTTAATCTGGGTATGAGTAGGGCACCACTAGCACGATTGAGATGAACTATATGATATGGATACTTCCAATCAAAATTTACCAACTCAAACTGTCTCTCGCCAGAAACAACCCTATTATAATCGTCTTGATATTTGTGTATATAAAATTGCTTTGCACCCACTCTATCGTTCGGAGGTGATGTCGCAGCACCTGTATGAACAACTAAATCAGAAGCATTTGATTCTTCGACTGATATATCATAAAAGATCACGTCATCAGTTTCACGAAACACTCGGTGCTTCTTGAAATGAACTTCACTCATTGTATAGTAATTACTTTTCTTGTATTATACTCGATTCTACTGCTGGAGTCAACACTGACCCCACAATTCTTTGTCCAACTGGACTAACAAGGAAACTTATTATACTTAATGCACCAAATATACTCCACATCTTCTTCTCAATCAAACGCAGTCTTTCATCTACCAAGCGAATATCTCTCTCACATCCTATCTTAATCTCTTGAGTCGAACGGCTGACCTCTCGGTGAAGCGATTCCACTTTCTCAAATAATACTGCATCAATCCTATCCTGTTTGTCTAATTTTTCATCATGGACAGCAAGCATCTGCCCCATTTTGATAGAGTTCTCACTGAGAGTTTCTATTACACGTTCTAATCTTTCTATTAATGCGTTATTATTTTCCATTACCCTGTAAATTTTGCATCCATGCTCTACGTGATCCGTATCTACCCACTGGAGTTGGTTTTCTTTTTTTCTTATTAAATACGGGTGGATCATCTCCAGCAGGAGCAGTTCCTGCAATAGCACCACCACCTACATTATTCACAGGAGCATCTTCCTTTATA